AAATTCAGAACCGTAAACAAAAGCAGTTGCATCAGTAGCTACAGCAATTGCTTGTCCAGTTGAAGAATAGTAAGCAACAGTAAATGTATTAGCAGCACCATCTACAGCAGTAATAACTGCACGGTCAGAAGCTGATCCTGAGTTGTCAGATAAAAATACAGTTTGGTTAACGCGGAAGTTAACAGTTACGTTAGCATCGTTAACAGTCCACACAGCAGTATCTTGTCCTGCAGCAGCTGCTGAAGTACAGTTTACATATTTTGTGTGTAAACGTCCTTGCTCTGCCCACTTAATTAAGTCAGAGTTAGACGGCATCTCAGCTCCTACTAAACGTAAGAAAGATGCAATAGAGCGATTACCATAACGCTCGAATTCTTTCTCGTAAGTATCTGGAAGATACTGATTCATAAAGTCGAAGTTGGTAATGTAGTTGGTCGGCAATGTAGTTTTAACCGCTGACGGTTGTAACTGATAGCCAGGGATTTCTTGTACTGAACCCATGTTTTAAAAATTTGGTTTTGGTTTAAAAATTATTTTATTCTAAGTCTGCTTCCATGATCAGTATTCATTGCTGTTACTTTAAACCCACCTTTATCTATTGGCTGTCCTGTTGTACGAACAGAGGTCATGTCGATATTCTTACTCTGCTTTGCAGAATCATCTATCGCATCAGCCCTTCCTTGTTCGTAAAAGAACCTTGCAAAAGCATCTGGTGTTCTAGCTACGGCAATTGTTTTATGATACTCTTTAGCATCCTTAATAAAACCATTTTCATCAACAAAATTGTTAAAGAATTTGGAAAGATCTAGTTGATCATTTTTTATTTTGTCTGCATCCCCTGGTTTGTAAGTAAACTCCTTTTCTCCAATCTTGAAATCAAAACCTTTGAAATCATTGGAAAATAATTCATTCGTCTTATTGACAAAGTACTCTGACTTTTTAGCCTGATCTTGCTGTTGCAAGGTAAGCTGACTCATATATTGCTTGTAAGATTCTAACGCCTCTCTGTCCGCAGCAGGAATTGGAGCATCCATCCTCGACTCAAGGGGTGCTTTGTATTGTTCCTTTTGTTGGTCAAAGTACTTGTTAGCCTTTGCAAGTTCTTTTTTAAATGCTAATTTTTTCTTTTTAATATCTGATGGATCATCCATATCCTCATCATAATTAAATTGAGAAGTCATTTCAAACGAAATATCCTCATCATCTAAATCAGGATTAGTCTCGCGAATGTAACTAGCAATAAGTGCCTCAGGACTTTCCTTAGAATAGTCTCGATTTACTCGGTAAAAATCTTCTAAACCACGACCTGTTTCTTTTTTAAACTTTAAAAATGCTGACACATCTTCTGGTAGCACTTCTTGATTCTGTGGTTTTTCGATAAATAGTTCATCCAAAGAGTTTACCTCCTTGTTAAACTTTGTTTTCAAATATGAAAGAACGTCATTGTCTCCAAATGTTGGAGACGTTTCTGCTTGAGTCTCCCCAAGAACTACTGTTTCGGTGCTTTGTTGTTCAATCTGAACCTCACCGGTTTTTTCTTCATGCTGTTTTAGAAGTTGTGCTTCAACTTCTTGGACAGATTTCTCTTCGAAATCCACCAGTTTAACTTGAAAATTATCCATTTAATTAAAATTTAGTTATGCAAATGTAATAAATAAAATTATCTTGGATTGAATTGCTCTAAATTAAAGCCATCCAACGAATCTTCCTCTGACTCAAAGTCCATAGAAGGTAAGTCTTTTTGACGTTGTTCAATCAATTTAGATTGTTGTGTGGCTTGCAATTTGGTTCGGTCATCTTTTGCTTTTTCCTTATCCATATCTAGTTGCTTAATCTGACTAACCTCCATGCCTTTAAGTTGCATGTTGTATTGAAATTCCACACTCATCAATTGTTGTTTAATCTCAGCCTCAGCTTGCATTAGTTTAATATCAAACTCCATTTGTGCTTGTGCAAGTTGCGCCTTAGCTTGTGACTCTGCTTGAACCTTTTGTAGTGCCGCTTGAGCAGATGCTTGAGATGATTGAATGTTACCCTGAGTCTGCATATTAATCTTAGACTGTTCTTGTTCCATGTCAATACGTTGCTTATCCTTACGCTTCATCTTAAGTAACTCATTAGCTAATTTAAGATTCTTCATTTGGCGAATATCAATTGCATCTTCCAATGTTATTTGATCCCGTTGCATTGCCATCTGAATGTTTGCCTCAAGTTGAGCTTTCTGTTCTTCGTCTGGTGCAACCTCAATGAAAATGCCAAAGTCATGCAAGTACAAGTCTTTAATCTCATCTAAGATACCAACAGCATACTTACCAATTTGCATGGTAAACTCTTCTTTGAAATCTGAGTATTCTAAGATGTCAGCAATCCGACATGATAAGGCCTCTGATAAACGCTTGGTTATAAATAAACTGCCTTCAAGAATGTGTCGTGTGGCTGTGTTTGAATTTAAAGCCGCAAGCTTTTGAACGCCAACCAAAGCATCAGGATTAGGGGTTGAAGCATCTCGCGCTTCATTCAATCCTGTCACATCTCTAATCATAGATAGGTACTGATTATATGCATTAATCAACGCAGTAATCTTACCTTGACCACTATTTGTATTAAGTTCTTGGATAGGGATCCGGCCATGATTTATATCACCATCTACGGTCATACTTCGTCCAATAACACTACCCGTTTGGAAATACAAACGTAATGCATCTTCTGGATTGTACGCTGCCCCTGTACCCAAGTCAACCTCATTGATACCGTCAGCATCAATAAACACACCATCTGGCACAACACGTTGTAAGACTTGTTGCAACTTAAGGTGTGTCATTTGAATTAAGTCAGCAAAAGGAATCATGCGACGAGTCAATGACTCAATCACTCCCTTGTACATTCTTGGTGCAACACATATATAATTTGGGAGCGCATATTGAGACGCAGATTTTGGACGAACCATGTTCTTAGAAAGTTCCCATTTAAGCAAATAAGAAGAGCCCATAACCATGACACCTTCGTACCAAACATCAATACGTTTTTCTATGCGCTCAAAACGCTCCTCCATTCCTTCGGGAGGATTAAAACTTTCGTCTTTTTGAATTACTTTTGCCCCTCCATTATCGGTATATTTCTTTTTATAAACAAATGTCTTATCTGTTTTATAGTTAAAGTAAAGTAATGTAACTACATCGCGATTGAATAAATCACTTCGGTATGGGCGAAGAACCCCGTAATAGTTATACCACGCTGTACCAAGTTGCTGAATCTCAGCCAACTCTTCATTGGTAATGTTTGGCTTTATTTTAATAAGTTCAGTAATTGGTACCTGCTTTACTTCGCCGAAATAGAAACAGTCATCAAATGTTGGCGACTCGGTGTAACTATACACCATGTTCGCCGGATCTACATACTCAACTCTTACTCCTGTTCCCGGAACAAAAGAATGTTTGACCATACCAAGGCCAATAGTAGTAATATCGTAATCAACTCTTTTCCTAACATCTGCATAATGATTTACATCTAATATGGTATTAATTGCCTCTTCTTCAGCAATTTCAATAGCAGGCTTATATTTAAGCTGCATGTATAAATTCAACTCTTGTTCGTTATTAGGTAACTCTTCAGGTGGCACATTAAATGCATCAACCCCCATTTCATTTTTAGTTTGTAAAAGAAAGTCTTTGGCAATCATATCTGACTCTACCATATCTTGAAACTTAGAACGTTTCTCCATAGACATGGCATCTTGGGCATATGCCTTAACCTCAAACAGTCGGTCATGCATACCGTTAACAACGATATCTACAAACTTAGGAATGATTGGTACTGGAGTCCAATCTAAGTTAATGTGGGACATGTCCCCATCAACTTGAAACTGCTCTTTGTATTTTCCAATAGGTTGTTCTCCTCGCGAGTATAATCTAATTCTATGAAAGTCAATCCATTGTGAATAGTATCGGCAGTTGTTTCCTGTTTTCGCAAACCATTCCCACTGGATGCTTTGCCCCACCTTAAGGCCAAACTCAGCAGATGCCTTTTCAGCATCAGTTGCCAACTGAGTTGGGAAATTGGTAGGATTAATCATTACTAAAGGATCGTTCATATTCTATTGATTCTGCTTGATGAACCACTGTTATCGTAAGTTGCAAATTTAACACTAATTTTAGATTCTTTTTTCTCAGGGATATACACATGCTTTTGATTAGCCATAATTGCATATCCTGAGCTAATTGAGGCATCAAATTTGGTTCTATTAGTAACATCAAACTTGGCCCAATCTTGTAATGTCTTAGTGAACGCCATATTACCTATCTCGTCAGGTTGTCTATAATTGCCCTCCAAATCATATCCGACATGCCGTTCAATATACGTTTCAATAGCCGTAGCATGTGCTTGCATAATGTCTTCACTTGATGACGGTATACCACCAATCTCGCGCTCGGTAAATGATAATTTATTGAAATGCTTGTCAGGTCGGTTCATTGAGAATGCTCGATACCCTCTGTTCTTAAAATGGTACAGCAACCTAGCCTTGTTATTCTCGCAAAGCATTGGCATGCCATAGAACACGCAAGCCATAAGTATTTCCTCAAAAAATATCTCAGATGTTTGTGGCCTAGCAATGTACTCTAAAAAGAATGCATTCGATGGGGCATTTGCCATATTGTATTTTGTTAGTCCATGTAATGAACCGTTTGATCCTCCAAAGGTAGCACCTGAGATATCATAAGGGTCGCATCCAAAAGCACCAATGTATTCGTTGCCGGGGTACTTGTACCCGTTCTTTGTTATAAAATTATTACGTAGACTCATCTCAGGAATCCATGAGACTAGGAACCGGCCATTCTTATCAGGAGTCCAAACAACCTCTGTGTCTTTCTCTCCATTCTTCCAATGGAAGTAACCTCGTGTCACCACGTGGTCTTGAAGCAAAGAATCATTATAGTCAATCTGTTGATATATCTTAGTCAGGTTAAATAATGATGATTTAGTCTCATCCCGGAATGCGTGCGACTCTGTTCTAGGGAACTGACGATAGTGTTCGTTCAATGCGTCAGGATCAGACTTCAATGAGTCAACCTCATTCTGCCAGTTAGTTATAACACCATTGTAAATAAGTTCTCCTTCTTGTGCAGAACGTACCGGATTCTCCGGATCCTGTAGGACTGCATGCCCAAACTCGTCGATGTAGCCTTCGTAATTATAATCCATGGGAATGAACAATGCATATAAGCCAGACTTGGTTTGGCCATTTGCATTTCGATTCTTAACGTCTGAATCGCTATACATCTTCTTGTAGTTATCCCCTCCTTTATCAAGTGCGTTAGATGTAGAACCCATCATACACTTGCCAATAATCCGAGAACCCAAACGAAGACAAGTTTTTCTTACGCGCCAACCATTTAATATGTTGTTTGGCTTTTCAAGTTTAGCTGCCTCATCCTCAACAAGTATTTTTAGTTTCTGACCATCAAATGAGTTATCCGCTGTGTTCTTCCAAGTGATGGTTGTATCCAATCCATCAACATCGACATCCTCTTCCTTGTCCATGTTCTTGCGTGTAATCTTAGACGATGGAACGCGGAATGCTAGTTCAGTAACAGGAGATGTATTACCATCCCTGGTTGGCATGAAAAAGAATGGATAGTTGTTAATGATAGGTACGACTTTACCGGTAAACATCATCTTAGCGTCGGTACCTGTCTTCGACATAATACCAATACTTGAATCTCTAGTTGAAGTAGCAATATTAATCACCTCAGATGAGGCCATAAATGAGAATCCAGAACGACGGTTTTTAAGGTAGCACATCCCAAAGCATCTGCTATCAGCCTTGCATGCTTCCCAAAACAAATAAAAGATTCTGTTTGCCTCACGGAAGTCTGGATGCCCAACGTCAGTCTTTGCCCATTGTAGGTACATGTAATGTGATCCCGTAATATAGGTTTTAATCTTATTATTTATGAACCAAAACCCTAAATCGCGACGCTTAAATTCTTCTTCAATATAGTCAACCCATTGTGACTTAAATGCAGTATCTCGCCTATTCCAATCAAACTGAGTTTTAATTCTTGATAACTCTTTTGGAAGCTCTTCTACATACCACTTATTATGCTTGTAGTTAACTTTGTCAGGTTCAGCGGGCAAACCAATCCGCAAGTTTTGAATATTATATATGTCACCTAGTGTGCCATCTTTAGAAACAATTACGATATCATATTCTTTATCATAGCCATATTGCCAATCCTGTTTTGCATTACGCTTTTTCAGAATCTTTTCAGGGACAACATTTTCTACGATATGATATAAACTCATTTTATTTTATTAGCGTATTTTTCAGCAAACCCTTTATTAGTTACATCAATAGGAGCCACAATACCTTCGATGATATTACTTTCCTCCTCAATACGTTTTAGAATTTCAAAAGCATCCATAATTGCAAGCTTCTTTGCAGCTGCCGCATTCTTCATCTTGTCAGCACTTAAGTCATCATCCGCGTGCGTGATGATTTGCTCACCTGCTACTTTTATCAATTCCTCAACAGCCTTATAGCCGGATTCTATGATTTTCTTCTTTAGTTCGGTTACCTTACTCATAACTTCATCGTTATATTGGAAGTGTACATACGATAGACTTTCTCACCATCAATCCAAAATGGATACTCAGACTCAGGCTGAAATGTGACCGTGTCGCCCTCTTTTAATCCGAGTGCTAGTACTTGGTCATTTACGTACTTAATCGTGCCAACAAGGGGCTTCTCTGCATCTGTAGTAGCCACTCCTTGGTAGTCATTCTCAGTAGGGGTTACAAACACATATCGACCTATTCCTTTCCACGGATTGTCCAAATGTTTATAAGCGTAAGGATCGTCGATAAAATATAAATCGTCGCGAAAGTAATTCCAGGATGATTTTTCTCGACCATGCATGTCGTAATAATAGCGGAAAGTATTATGATGACAAATGACCAAATCGCCAACTTGTATTGGGCCTTCATAATTTATTGGGGTTGTAACCACTTTAGCTTCTCTTGTGGTAGCCAAGTGGTCTTCTTTGGATGCTGAAATAATAACTCCATTGCGTTCTGCATCATACCTTTGGGAGTCTTTGGGTATGACGATAAAAAAATGCGGTGACTTCATTAGAATGATATATCATACTCAATGACGGTGGGCACAGTGGGATTAATCTCTTTCCAAAGCACTACCTCATCATCTCGTTCAATGAATATTTGAATTGAACCAATATCGGTAAACTTCATTAAATGTATTTTGTAGCTTTTATCTAAAACCTCTTGGCCTTGGATATAATGCATACTAGACTTATAGTCTGTTCCAATACTAATTTTTCGGATTATCATTTTCTTCCTTGATTTCTCCGGTGATAACGTCAATGAGCACATTTCCATATTTTTCTTGAAGTTCGCCTTGGATGTTATTTAATTCTTCGGCCGCCTGCTCTGCATTAAACAGAGAAGATTTCTTTCTTGTCTCTAATCGATTGAGTGAAATTTCAATGTCCGCAATAGTATTACGGGCATCGCGAAGATTTTTGGTTGCGTTAGTTAAGCGGCTTAACTCGTCTTGTTCTAATTTTTTCATTGTTATTTTATTTAATTATTAGACAAAATTACTAATATTCTTGATAAGATTTTTCTTCTACTAATTCTGAACCGTGTTTAATATTAATTTCTTTTTTAATTCTAGCTCTTTCATCGTTCATTTTATAAACACTGCGAGCTAAATTAATAAAATCTTCGTTGAAGTTATTTAGTCTCTCATGCTCTCTAAGTTCATCTTCTACAGTCCACAATGACATATTTATATAACACAACTCTGTGTATAACGGGTCCATAAAAATGTTATTAGAAATGATACCGGTTAATAATAAGAATTCTTTCTTTACATTTTTACGTTTTTCCGCATCCTTAATTCTGTCTAATTTAATTGCAAGGATAGATATCTTATCTAATAATTCTCCAATACTTATTTCTGCTTTCATTTAAATTGTGTTTTCATACAATATTAATTAATTTTATACAAAAATACAATCCAATGCCCGAAAGTTACAACTTCTACAAAAGAGAGATTCGCGAGTACTTTAAACACCATGTTAGTCCCGACAAAAAAATCTTAGATGTCGGTCCGGGTAAAGGGACATACTCATTGCTTCTTATGGACATGGAATATCAAATGGACTGCATTGAGATATGGCCACCTTATGTAGATGAATATGGTCTAAAGGATAAATATGATAATGTACACATTGGCAATATCGTGGACTTTGATATCAGCGCATATGATTTTATTATCCTAGGGGATATCCTTGAACACTTAAGTACTAAGGATGCAAAAGACTTGATTAACAAAATAGATTCAAGCGGAAAGGAGTGTTTGGTTGCTGTACCATATGAGATGGAACAAGGGGAATATTATGGGAACATGTTTGAATCGCACTTGCAATCAGACCTAACTCCTGAAGTGATTAAAAATCGCTATCCAAGTTTACATGAACTCTATTCCAACAATTTTTACGGATACTATACAAATAAGAAAAGAAAACTAGATAAGGCATATGTGCTTTATGCCTCAGAGTCATATCACCAAACCGTGTCGGCTTGCGTAAGAATGTTAGGGGCCAATGTAAACATTATTGTTTACATGTTAAACTCGGACTTACAGGTTAAAGGAGCATACAGAACAATTCGTTGGGATTGCGACATTTTAGACAAAGATCACCAGGACGAATACATTAATAGGAAGGACCCAAACATTTACCGGATCCTCATCGAGCGACCTGCGATTGTCAAAGATGCGTTGCTTAAGTATGCCGAGGTCGTGGCGTACATCGACAGCGATAGCGTAGCAACTAAGTATGCTGATACAATTTTTGATATGTACGATAAGAAATCTGAGCACCCATACTTTACTGAGGGAATTTATGACTACTTATCAATTGACGGTAGGTCAAATCTTGAAGATGAGGCGTGTAATCTTTTTGGTGTACCGTTAAATAAACGCGGTAAGTACAGGCAAACCGGATACTTTGTAGCTGGTCAGTATTGCCTTGAATTTTTAAATTATTGGTATGCAATGTGCAAACATTCTTTGATATTGCAAGACCATAATTATTATGCGCCATTTCACGAAGAGACAATAGTAAATGTCTTGATGTGGGACATGGGCATAACAAAGGGATTGCCGTTGGTTTATTCAAATGCTAAACTAGATAGGATTGATTTTATAAATAAAACATATCAGTGGGGTCAAGAAATATGCGAATGGTTTAAATTGCCAAACAAAAGAGAAGAGTTATTATTCTTGCATGGGGAGAAAGAATTATCAAACATGACATCCATGCGTTTAAAGCAAAGAATTCTGTACATCGCGCCACATCTATCTACCGGTGGCATGCCAGCTTACTTACTTAAAAGCATTGAGCAATTATATGGATTAGTTGAGATTTATGTGGTTGAATACAATTGCGTGAGTTTAGACTATGTGGTTCAACGTGATGCTATTAAAAAATTAGTAGGCGATAACTTTACTACACTGTTTGAGGATAAGACCGAGCTATTTAATGTCATCAATAAGTTCTGCCCTGATATCATCCATATCCATGAGCCGTCGGAAAGGTTTGATGCGCACATTATGAGCAAACTATTCAGTCCAAAGCGTAAATACAAAATTATTGAGACTTGTCATGATGTATCATTTAATCCTGACACTGAGAAGAAATACCATCCCGATGGGTATGCGTTCTGCACGCCATATCATTTGGAGACGTTCAAGAACATGCCGTCATACAGTGGGGTGATTGAATATCCAATTGACCCTAAGATATCTAGAACTAAACAAAAAGGATATGTACTTAACGTGGGATTGTGGACTCCAGGTAAAAACCAGGCGCAAGGGATTGAAATTGGGCGCAAATACCCTGATTTAGAGTTTCACTTTGTTGGTAACCAAGCAGGTAACTTTAAAGAGTATTGGGAGCCATTAATGAAAGACCTGCCAGATAATGTATTTATTTATGGAGAACAAAGCAATGTGGATGAGTTTATGCGTAAGGCAGATGTCTTTATGTTTAATAGCACATGGGAATGTAACCCCCTAGTTCTTAGAGAGGCTATATCGTACAACCTAGCAATTGTCGCTCACCAACTGCCACAATATCGCTCAATGTTTGATGGCTATTTGCAGGACATGGATACTGACCTACGCACTATCAAGGCAGGGTACGTTACGCCTGTAGATAATTTATCATCTGACTTTAGATGTAATCTTTTAGATTTCTACCAAAAGATAGAAGAAAGAAAAAATGAGGATCAGGATGTAGAGATACATAAGTACTTTGTTGAAAACCCATTCCTTGAAATAAAATCGAATGTTGATTCAGACTTTGATGTTGAGTTTATTGACCAAGAAGGAATTTGCCATTATAGAAATACAATCAAGTCTAACTCATGGGTCAAGCTAAACAGGCAATACTTCACGCCATGGCGCATTAAAGTATTTGAGCTTGGTGAATTAATCTATGACTATAGTTTGTCATTAAAAGGTCACCGGGTATTTATTTCTATTACTAGTAGCTCACTAGGTGATACCATCGCATGGGTACCATATGTTATTGAGTTTAAAAAGAAACACGAGTGCGAGGTAATATTATCTACCTTTTGGAACAAGATACTAGACATGCCTGAGGTTGAATTAGTTGAACCTGGGACAAGAGTAGATAATATTTTCGCCCAATACAACATTGGTTGGTATTATGACTCAAACCGCGAACCCGCTTTACCAAATACTGTTAAGCTTCAGCAAGCCGCGACTAATATCTTGGGTCTTCAGTTTAGTGAGATAAAGCCAAAATTAAAGTACGAGGTTGGAGAGAATAAGTATGGTAAGTATGTCACCATAGCCACTAACTCAACATCCGGTTGTAAGTTTTGGACAAGAGAAGGATGGCAAGAAGTGATTAACTTCTTACACGATAATGGATATCGAGTAATTAATGTTAGTAAAGAAGACAACCCATTTGATAACTGCGAGAAGATTGATGACATAAGCATCGAGAATACCATGAGCGTTATTCATCATAGTGCATTTTTCATTGGACTCAGCTCAGGGATTTCATGGCTCGCATGGGCTTTAGGCAAGGAGGTCGTGATGATTAGTAACTTCACTCAAGAGGACCACGAATTTAAATGCATACGCATCGTGAAGAAAGACGTATGCCATGGTTGTTGGAATGAGCCCGGAGTTGTATTTGACGCGGGAGATTGGGATTGGTGTAAACATAAAAATACTCCTAGACAGTTTGAATGCCATAGGAGTATCTATGTTGATGATGTATTGAAGAAACTAGTCTTTCTTAAGGATATGCAATAACTGAGCCTTCCCAATTACAGCTATAACCTCGGTGTCTTTGATAAAATTCTTAAGTGTTTCTTGATCAGAAGTGTCTAGGTCAAGAATCTCTCCTTTGTTTAAAGACAAAGCCCATTCCCAATACTTAATAGCATCTCCCTTTGATTGCTGAATTAATGTGTTTGCTAATAGCTTACCTGCATTAGCATTGTCAATTTGATTACCATCTAGGTCAACCAAGTTAAAATTAAAATCTAGTTTCATATTATATTTTTTTTGACAAATTTAAATAATTAATTACTCAGGTGCAATAGTTGTAGTCGTAGTAGTAGTTGTGGTTGGGGGCACATAATCCCCAATGATGGTTAGATTAAGTTGTTCTGCTATCCAGTCCCACGCATATGCATCCACTGACCATTGAGCATAAGCCTCACCTGTCATGCTCAAGTTTCCTTGGGTTAATTGGCCACCGATGTTTCCATCAGGTGTTAACGTGAATAAGCCATACCAAAATGTGGCTGATGTATTTAGTGTTACGTTAATCGCGTACGTATTTAAGATTGTCGCTTCTTGGACTGTTCCGTTATCCCAAATCGCTACTGGTTCAATGAGTTTCAT